ATATCTTTAATATCTTTGGTCTTGATTATGCCAAGCATATTAAGAACAATAATATGATTAGTCTTATCGACCAGTGGTTGCTTATAGAATTTTTTGCTGATACTATCAATCATGATGAGTTTAATATCAAACGATTCGATAAGAATGAATACATTACTAAGATGACAACTATTTTAGCTCAATATGGTATGAACGGACTTGATCCGTCTAAGATTAGAAGTAACTATATCGCTCTAAAGCATCTTAATCATCGATTGACTAGTATTTATGGTGAAGAACACAATCCTATTAGTAATAGTCTCTCAAATAAGACTGAATCCAAGATAGTGTCTCAACTACCAAAAATGAGCGAGTTGAGAAAAAATCTTAAAGACGAGGTTGACAGAGTGCCGATGTTCAAGTATATTGTAGGAGCGAACGAGAACAATGGAAACATCAGAAGTATCACTAGTCAGAATCCCATAAGGGCTTTTGACAACGGATACAGAGGCAAGCCAGAATGGACGAATAAGATTGATACTGACGGTCTTAGAACAAGTTTGGGTGGTTTGATTTAATTTCACAGGAAACAGGAGAAAAATTATGAGTGTTCCTTTTATGTGGGTTGATGGTAATTTGACGCTGATCCTTAACAATAAGGCTCATCAAGTTCTTCCAGATCATATTAATTATCGATTGATTCTGGAGGTTCTTCCAACTGCTACTAATGATGAGTTGGCAGAGTTGGTTGACATTGAAAAGGCTGTCGCTAATTTTAGTCAGGGATTGGTTGAGGTCAAGAATGGTAAGGTGTTTTATCAGGGTGAGGAAGTCCATGGTAGCATCAGCAAGCGTATTCTGGAGTTTATGAGCAAAGGTCTGCCTTTTCAGCCCCTTGTTAATTTTCTGAATAATCTCATGGAAAATCCCAGTATGCAGAGTCAAAAGGAACTGTATGATTTCTTGGAGCATGAACTACTGCCGATTACTGAGGATGGTCATTTCTTGGCCTATAAGGCTGTTCGTAGTGATTTTATGGATAAGTATCGTGGCACTTTTGATAATCACGTTGGCAAGGTTTGTGAAATGCAACGAGCGAAGGTTGATGATAATCGATCTGTTGGTTGTTCGCAAGGGCTTCATGCTGGTGCATTAAACTACGTTGCTAATTATGGCAGCGTTGATTCTGGGGATAAGATTGTGATTGTTAAGATTAATCCAAAAGATGTAGTCAGTGTTCCTAGTGATTGTAATTGTGAGAAACTTCGTACCTGCCGATATGAAGTAGTCGGTGAGTATCAGGGCGAACTTCTCAAGCCTCTTTATAAGAGTGACTTTAGTGAAGATGAATACTATGATGAGGATGAAGATCTTCATGACGAGTATGATGATACTTACTGGGATCAGTTTGATGAGGACGATGAGGATGAAGAAGATTATGATCCTGACCAGGATTATTGATCGATAGTGGATTTGGTCGCCGTAAAAAGCGACAGGAAGAAGATGGGCCGCTGGGCGGATACTAGTTAAAGAGTGGTTCGATTCCACTACCATCTTTTTAAATAGGATGTTGATACTGATAAGTCATGTGATTTATCCCGGCATCTCTATAAAGTTGGTAGATAGAGGTATAGGAAAAGGAAATAATATGTTTAGCGACGAACTTGGTTTTAATCCGTTTGATAAGAACAATCACGTTAATTCATGGCCAACTAAACAGCAAGATAGTTTTCTTGCTTCGTTTAAGCAAAATAATATTTTTGTTTACAATGGCAATCCTCGCAAGAAGATTAGTAGTATGAATCACACTAACAATCTAAACGAGGCTCTTCAAGCAAATGTAAACAACCACTCAGACGTTTACTTCTATGTGAATGGCGGTCGCAAACTTTATGCAATCAAGCAATTTACTTGTTGCTTCTGTGATATGGATGCTGGTCGTGATACTGATGGCAAGTATTTCAAGCCAAGTATTGTTGTCACAAAGAAGAAAGCCTTCCTAAAGAAGATCAACGAGTTTCCTGTTAAACCTAGTTGGGTTGTAGATACTCGTAACGGATATCAGTGTTACTGGATTTTTGATGATGCTTCTCGTAAGATTGTGGGTCACAACAAGACTTTTTGGAATGGTCTTCAGAAAAAGCTTGTGAATTACTTTGATGGTGATCCAAGAGCGATCAAACCTAACCAGATTTATCGTGTTCCTTATACTTGGTGGCGTAAGGAGTGGGAAAAGAAGGCTCCATACTTTACCAGTTTGCTTCCCGGTTCAACTGGTCTGCCAATTAATGTTGCTGACTTAAAGACTGCTCTAACGGGCCAGCCTGCTACCCTCCAGATTATTCCTGAGAAGTGTAGTGATGAATGGTATAAGGGATATGCACAGGCTTATAAGAAGTCTGACGTTACAGGAGTACCAGTATCAGTAAATGTTGCTACTGATATTCTAAACCAGATGAGAAATGAGGAATCATATAGTACAAAAACAATTTATGGGTATGAACGTGCCTATGGAGATGCTATGCTTGCCGTACCTAGTTATGGAGATTTGGACGGGGACGTTGATGGTGATGATACAGACACCCTTGAACCGCTCTCTTTGGGTGTGGCTGGCAAGGATTTAGAACTGGATGGTCCCCAGACCAAGCTTTTAAAGACGGTCGTTGAGTTCCTTAATCAAGTATCGACTCCGCTTTACTTTAGCAATAATCGATTTCTTAGTAGTGCAGCAAAGGACTTGGCTAATCAACTTAGTGATAAATTTTGTATCGGATAATCTGTATTAGAGGTGTAGAATATTCTTGCCTTTCTAACAGGAGGAAACACAATGCATCAAGAAGATGATAGTTTTGAAGATGACTATAACTATGACTATGATGATAGTCAAAATAATCTTGATAGTCAGTATAAACACTACTTCAAATTTGATCCAGACGCATGGGACGCTTGGGGTAAAATGTTATACGATGCATTAAATGATATAGTAGAGGTGTCTCCTCAAACTTGGTATGTTTATGGTTTTCCTGCAAAGTCGTTTCCTGTGAATAGTTCTTCTCCCAGCACTGGTAAGGGTAAAAAACCCCTCCAGTGTTTGGGGGTTAACTATCAAAATCAACCGATATGGAAAAGTAAGTATTTTATTAATGATCCACTATCTATCAAATACTTGAATCATATTAAAAGCCATGCCGTACATTTTGTACTACAACCACATTACTACAAGGGTATGTTCGATATACTGAACTAAATATTATTATGAAAAAAGAATGGTATGATATAACTAATGTAGATTTATTTGTTGAAGCTAGCAGAGTTTTGGTTTATGATGCTTTTGGAGAAAAAGATCAAAAAGAAGATATAAAAGATATCAAAATGAGCTTAGATGAATTAGACGATGATGAAAAAGAAGAAATTAATAGGTGCTTACCTCAACAAGAATGTTTAGCAATAGCCGAGCAACATCTTAAGAAATATAAAAACAAAAAGAACCAAATTCTATATCGTATTTCAGATAAGGCATATATGGCATTTATAGAATCATTAAACTCAAGATTAGTTAGTAATATGCTTCATAAATTATCTATGGAGGGATTCTTGGAAAGCGCTTTTGATAGTAATTTAAATGACTTTGTATTTTGGGTTAAAGAAGATGAAGAAAACGAAAACACTGATAAAAAATCTTAAACCAGATGATTATGATATTAGCTTTAAATATTCTTGTCCAGAATGTCGTAACGATCATTGGATATTCTTAAGAGAAGCTAAAGTTAAAAACTTTAAGATCGTATGTGAATGCGGTAGTATTATTGTTCCAAAAAGGATACGTACTATCAATATAGAATTCTTATCGGAAGAATCAAAACCAGTAGTCAAGGAAAACTCCGTGCCACTTGACATACTAGACGAGTGTGTTAAAATACTCTCTGGGTACGGGTATACATCTGAGGAAAGTAGTCAAATGATTAAAGAGTCATTTGAATTAACTAATTCAACAGATATTAAAAATCTTATTGCTTGCTCACTTACACATTTTGGAGATAAATATGTCTAACGGTATGAGACCATCTTGTTTTAATGATATTATTGGACAGGAATCGGTTGTTAATCGTTTGAAAATCATGGTTGAGGGCTGTAAAAGCTCTGGTCAGGTTATGCCCCATACTTTAATAGACGGACCTCCGGGTCTTGGTAAAACAACTATTGCTACATCAATAGCAAATGAAATGGGTGTTAATATTTACACTGTCAATGCTGCAACTGTTCGCAGTCCAAAAAATATTATTCCTTATCTAATGGGTATTGATCCTAGATCAGTTCTATTTATTGATGAAATCCATCGTCTACCAAAGCTTGTTGAAGAATTTTTATATCCTGTTATGGAAGACTATAGGCTTGACATTTTGATTGAGAACAAACCGGAGTCGATTGATCTTCCAGTATTCACACTTATTGGTGCGACAACGAGCGGAGGTAGTCTTAGTCAGCCATTCTATGATCGATTTACAATCAAGGAGCATTTGACTTTTTATAGTCCAGATGAACTAGCTAAACTTGCAGGA